TATGTATGTATGTATGTATGTATGTATGTATGTATGTATGTATGTATGTATGTATGTATGTAAAATTGTCTCATTTGAGACAAGCTTTGTCAAGAGTTTTCGCATATTTTTACCTCCTTTTTTACCAAGTATCCACTACGTCATACATAAGTATCTCTTGTCCGTTTATGTAACATGCTTTTTTATTACTACTTATGAGAAATATAGCTTGCCCAACATCGATACTAGTAGTGCTAGCATTACTATCTAATTTATCCGTAGCTTGTATTTCAAACTCAAACGATTTGGTATTATCAAGAGATAAAATAACATCGCTACAAGTAAATTTACCACTAATAACCGTAGTATTTACATTAGTCCAACCACTCCAAGTACCACTAACCTCACGGTATCTATATTTTACATTTGTTATAGTATTTTTATCAGTATTATTTATAGTTAATCGAGTATAAGTACCGCTAATTGATAATGTAGTTTGATTTTCAAAATCATTTAATCTTTTAGCACTTAAATTTATAGTTGGCTTAGTATAATCATAAACAGTTATATCTTTATAAGCTAAAGCACTATTGCTACGACTATCATAAGCCCTAACATTTACTCTTAGCGTACCACTATTAGATATTGAACCCATACTAACATTTACATCGTTGGTACCATAATTAGCACTTTTATTTAATGTATCACAACTTAAACTATAAGTGCTTGGTGTAGCACTTTTTTGAGTAATCATTTTATTAGCACTAGGTATCGTTACATATAGCGTACTTTTACCTTTAACAAAGACTTGATTATTTCCAGTAACTGCAACAATGCTACTATTGTTATCTTTAACATCAAAGCTACTAAAGCTTGGGCTACACTCAGCTGTATTAGTACTGTATGTACCACCAGTAGCGGTAATATCTCTATTTACCTCACTACATACAAGTCTAACTTTATATGTACCAGTATTACTATTGGGTATACTATCATAGAAAAAGTTTTGATAAGATGTATCGTTATATCCACTAATTGACGTATCACTAGTAGTATTTCCACTATCCTCACTGTCGTCAGCACCTATAACATAAATATCACACGACCTACCAAGTGGGTTGTATATACCAATATTTAAAACATCGCCTATTGTAAAATTAGGAGTTGAGTTTATATATGGATAATCATACATAGTAACATTTATACTTGGTTTTGTTTGACACCATAACCCGCTATCCTTACGCATAAAGTCGCCATAAATAGTATGAGTATGGTTTGGGGTCAAACCATTTATGGTCATTGTACCAGTCTTTTTGTTTATATTGGTTTCAACATCTACCCAACTACCATTATCTATTTTATACTGGCTACGGCTAGCGTTTTCGCTAGTAGTCCATTTAATAGTAATCGATGTTTCGGTTTTACTAACAACCTCCAACGTTGGCGTTTTAGTAAAGTATCTTGGTATATCGGTTAAAGGTAAACTACCGCTAGTCGACTGTGTATTATATACGTATGAATACCCCTCTAGTGCAAACGATATACTCTTTTTTCCTTGGCTATCGTGTGTGATATTACTTATTGCACCGCTTACCTTACCGTCCTTAGCTGGAAAACTACCACTAGACCAGCTCTTAGTTTCGTTGTAAACTACATTTCCATTTACAGTAGCCTTAGCATAACTGTCATAATAACTACCACCGCCACCGGTTATACTTAACGCCCATTGAATATTAGAGGTATTATTTTCGATAGAGTATGATGTTTCTACGACCTCAAGTTTAAATGTTCTCCCGTTATGAGTAAATGAGCAACTAGCCATTAATTACCACCTCCAGTACTAGGTACAAAAGCCCAGCCTTGTATTTCTCCAGTAGTCCTAGGCACTATTTTTATTGGCACCATTTTAAGCTCATCCTCAGCCTCTAGTTTTTTTACCAAAGTGGTATCCTTGTTTAAACTAAATACTTTAGTAACAACACCATTTATACTAGAATAACCGGCAAACTCAAGCGGAGACATTACGGTATAATCTCCTAAATATACGCTCGATTTAATTAATACACCGTCTAAGTTAATATTAACTTGGGTGTTCATAACCTCCCCGCTGGCTTGTTGCCATTGGCTTTTATATTCTCCAACAGCCAACATATTATCGGTAAATGTAGCGTCGCTATCAGCACTACCGTAAAACTCAACTATATAATAATCGTCTTTTGGTAAAAGTCCTTGGAGCGTATATTCTTTATAAAAAACGCTTTCGCCGATAGGTATTTCGATTATGTGTTCTTCTACATTATTGTATAATTTTACGTAACAGCTACCAGTAGTACTTTTCTTTATTCTAGTACTAAACGTATAATAGACTTTATTTACATCAGTCTCGCTACTAGCTTTAACTCTAACTGTTTGATTAACTTTTTTATCGTTTAAAACAAAAACGTGTCCGCTTAAACTACCATTAGCCATAGCCTCAGCACTAGCACTTATTAAAAGAGTACCAGCTCCGCTAGTAGCCCAGTCATTGGGGTTACCCTCGTTATCATAAGCAAACATGACCGAGTTTTTGATTAGGTTTGCACCACCACTATTTTGTACCGAGTTTATAATATTATCTATATCTTGGTAAACTTTGGTAAAGTTTTCGTGTACAACTCCGTCCTCTTCGTACATATCAGTAACGAGTTGATTAATATTTTGACCTTGTTTATCTACTATTATCTCAGTGTTTTTAACACGTTTAGCTATTGTGGTAGCATATTGATATTGAGTTTGTGTTTTGGTACTGGCAACGGTTTTTAAAGTTTCCTTTATACCACCGTCAATTGTTATACTAAAATTAAATAAAGATGTGTTAAATACATCTCCAGTATCATTTATAATATCAAAATTATCAGCTATTTCATACCATGCCAAACCCTCAGTAGTTGTCTCAAACGGATAATAGGTTATGCCGTGCATAGCGTTATAAATTGGTGTCATAGCACCATCACGGTCTTTATCAATTATTTCGTTATTTTCTATTTTCCACTCGGTTAAACCCTTAAGCTCTATACTTTCGTCATCTCTCATATAAATATTATCCTCTTGAGGAGTGCGTGATAATACTACGCTATTTATTTCTCCATAAATAGGCTCTAATTTCAACTTAAACATATTATCGTATGTTAGCTCCTCGCCAGTATTAGTAAGAGGCTTAAAGTATATTTTATCTTCTTTGATAATAACTGTTGTACAAGTTACTTGGGCGATTTGTTGCAAAATATCACGATAAGTTATACCGTCAATATTTTCCCATAAATCTTGAGTAACTTGCCAATTATTATGTACATCAAAAGAGTTATTATATAGTGCCATACCAAAACTATTACATAAAGCTACTGTATAATCATATAAACCCATTGGATAAGTGATAATTAAAGGTTGATAATTTGTCATTGATCTTATCATACGGTCGTATCCAATTATGGTAGTTGTTTCAGTATCTTTAGATGTAGTTATTTCAGTTACCAAAAAACTACCATAATCTAGGTACTCGTAGGTACTGTTAGGTAGTTTTACACCAAACCCAACAGTAACCCATTGACCTAGTAAGTTATGATTACCAGTAAATTTAGCCTCTAATTTACGCATAGCTGTTTTACATAGTCCAGCGTCGCAACTTATTTTAAATTGTATCAAGTCGGTATCGCTTGTTATACTCTCAGCACCATTGATATAGGCTTGTAACTCTTTTACTGGTTGTTTCATAGCGGTTTTAAAATCATTACTTACAGCTATCATTATTAGTACCTCCTTTTTGATACTGGTATCAAAGATACTGTAAAGGGCTTATAAAGTCCTCTTGATTTACTAAGTATCTCAGTAGCATAATCTCCAGCGTAGTACTTAGCGGTTGTTGTTCCTTGTACTCTAACATCAAAATATTCAACCGTAAAATAATCTTGATCGAGTATTTGAGTGAGTGTTGCCATTTGTTCTTGAGTGGTAACACCAATATTTAACTCTATCTTTGGATATATACCTATTAGTGTAGCTCTTACGTCTCCGTTCATATTACGCTCGGCGTCTTTCCATAGCTTATTACGTCCTACTTTGTAATTTACAATAGAGGATATTTTAGTACTATTGATTTTAATTAAATCTCCGTTATATATCATATACTAAACACCTCCCCGTTTGTTTCAAAGTCTTTATCTTTCATACCTTGTATGAATTTATCAAGGATAGTATCCTCTCCAATTTTTACTATTAATTGAATAGGGTTACTATTGTTACCTCCTATTTTATCAGCTAATTTATCGGCTAGTTGATTTATCCAACTTGTATTGCGTTCTAGTGGCATTACAGCCTCTTTACCAGCCTCTCCAACCATAGCAATAGTTGGGCTATCAATAATACCACCTCTAGCTAATTTAGGTATTTTAGGTATATTTATACCTTTACCCCCAACAGCTGGCACCCAATCTGGTATTTTTATTTTGTTTAAGCCACTAATAAAAGCATTAATACCGTCAATTATTAAGTTTATTGGAAATTTGAAAATACCAACCAAACCGTCAATTATATTTTTAAATATATCTTTTACTCCGTTCCATGCTTTTTTCCAGTTACCAGTAAAAATACCAACTATAAAGTCAATAATTCCACCTAGTACTCCAATAATAGAGCCTATTACATCACTTACAACAGCAAAAATAGACCCTAAAACGCCAATAACGGCACTAGATAAAAACGACCAAGCTGGGGCTAGTTTTTCTAGTAACCACATGACTATTGGCTGTATAAATTTATTGTAAATTTCTAAGGCTCCATTGACTAATTTACCTACAAAGTCCCCGACTTTTGCAACTATTTTACTTATATGTTCCTCCCATAGCCAAGACAAAGTCTCTAAAAACGGAGTAACTATTGGCTCGATTACGTTATCCCATATACTTTGAAATAAAGCTATTGTTTTAGTAGCAAACTCTCCTATATTATCAATAAGTGGTTTGCCGTGTTCGTTCCATAGATTTACAAGTATACCGCTAAAATCAGTCCATGCTTTAGTAATTAACTGTATAGCTGGGTCGATAGCGTCTTTCCATATAGAATTAAACACACCGGTAACTCCGTCAATAATAGGTTGACCCCAAACTTCAATACCGTTCGCTAAATCAGTCCACATAGTTGTAAATAATGTAGATATATTAGTAAGTGTTGTACTAACGCTACCCTCAATATTAGACCAAGTCATAGACATATTAGTCCATAAATCAGTACCTAGCTGTACAGCTAAATCTTTTATAAAATTAAACTCAGTACTTATTAAATTAGTAAATGCTTGTACTGGGGCTGTGTTCCATATTGAGCTAATTACATCTCCAACACTCTTAAACGCATTTTTTATATTTTCAGCGATAGCATCAGTTTTACTACTTACCCAGTCCAAGTGAGCGTCGTATTCGCCTAAGTCAAAATCTATTGCTCCAGTACTAGCACCACTTCCGCCACTATCACTAGAGCTACTATCACTAGAGTTGTCTTGTAATACGTTCATTTCGTCAAAACTTGCTAAAGTACCTTTTAATTTTTTAGCTTTTTTGTTTGCGTCGTCTAAACCACTACCTAAGCCACCAACATTAGAGCTTATTTTAGCTGTTTCGTTACTAGCATTGGTACTTTTTAGGCCCATAAACTTAGCTAAGGTATTTAATGCCGACGTTATTACTTTTACAAAAGCTGTAATATATGGTAAAACAGCACTTATAACTGGCATTAAAAAATTAGAAAAAGCTAGTCCTAGTTGACTAACTTGATTTTTTAATAGTCTCAACTGGTTAGCTGGACTATCTATTGTACGGGCTAAATCTCCTTGAGCGTTACCCGTTTGTTTTAAAATAGCTACATAACGAGCAAGTACTTTTTGTTGCTGTGTTAGTTCAGCACCATTTTGAGCTATACCCTCGCTATAAGCTACTTGTTTTACAGTATTTTCGTCTACTAAGATACCTAACGCCTTTAATGGCTCGGTTTCTCCAGTAAGACCCGCTCTTAATTTATTAAAAGCCTCGCTACTGTCTAGGTTATAAAAGGACGCCATATCTTCGCTTAATAAACTTATACCTTTTGACATCTTCAAGGCATTATCCTCAGCCACTCCCATTGAGCTAGTCATATTATAAATAACACCCGTATTTTTTCTCATGGCGACAGCATTAAGACCAAGTGCGTTAGCTGTTTCCTCGCTCCAGTCTCTTACACTATCAGCCCATTTACCTAAAGATGTCTCGAATAAGCTATCACTTTCAACAGCGTTCATACCCATTGTTATACTATCTTTTATAACTTTACCAATACCTAAAGCAACAATACCAGTTTTTAGCTTTTTAAAAGCTGAGGTTATACCACTTTGGCTTTTATCAGCACTCTTTTTTAAACTAGCTATCGTTCCATTAGTTTTAGCAATTTCTTTTTGTAAAGCTGTTGTATTGGCTGTTATCAAGACTTGTAACTCGTCAACTGTCATTTAATAACACCTCCCATTTTTATTGTGTTACGACGGGCTTGTCTTTCCATTTCTTCGTCCGTCATAGGCTTTAAGTCGGTGTCGTTTTCGCTAAAAGGTTTACTAGGATAATGTTTTGGGTCATTGACACCAAAAGCTACATACTTACCTAAAACATAGTTAAGCGTATCTATCTCTTTTAACCTTTGTTTTTCCTTTTCATTAAATACTTTGACATACTTTTCCCATTGTTTTGGGTTTAAACTCCAAAAATAATGGAGATCAAGACCTATTCTAATAGCGTCCTCCTCCATATCTCGCCACATATCGCCAAAATATTTATATTCTTTTATAGGTTGTTGTCGATTTCTTCGTTCAACTGAGCTTGACGTTTCGTTTTCAAAGTTCTTATCTTCTCCAAGTCCACGTCCCTCGATAAAAAACCACCGTTAATTAAAGCCTCCATAATATCCATAACTAACTCGTCTTTATCGTTTTCAGCTAAGTAATTGTCAATAGTTGATATTGCTACATTTTTACTTACACCGTGATTTCCGTTATCGTCGATTAGTCCTTTTTGGATAAATAATGCTAAATTTCCAATAGTTGTATCAGCGATACAATTTTCTATTGGTAGCTTTTTACTTTGTTCTATTTCGTCTACTTTTGTAGCATTATATTTTAAATTTAATTTCATTTTTAATATCCTCCTATTTCTTAGTTTTTTATACAAAAAAAGCGGGAGACCAGCTCTAAACCGACCTCCCGTATTATTAAGCCGATTTAGTATAAACTGGTTTACCGCTAACACGTAAAGTAGCTGTAAAAGTAGCTAAACCGTCCGTAGTTTTTTCTCCGTCTTTGAAAGACTTAACATAAGCATTAAATACCCATTTAGCACCACTTGGATAAGTAACAGTCCACTTCTCGACGCTACGGCTTTCAGCTAAAGCTAGCATTTTTTCAACATTACTTTCGTCTTTAATGTTACCAGCAATAGGCACCTCTCCAGCGTCTTTTAAGCCCGCTATACTTTCCTTATAATCGTCTGGACTATCCATGTCAGTAGTGTCAATTTCTTCACTTTCGACACCTATTTCTCCAATAGATGTTAAGTTAGCAATTTTTAAGTCCGCAGTTTCGTCTCCACTCTTACCTTTTGTAAGAGTAGTACCCATAGTACGAGTAGCTTGTTTAACTTCTTCGTTCATATCATTACCTCCTTTTTGGTAAAATAAAAACACCTCAAAAGGTGTTAAACTATCTTGGTAAATCTATTTAAAATATGATATAGATTTCCGTTATTTGGCACGTCGTTTGAATACGACATCTTGTATAGATTTTTTCGCATTATTTCCTCAACTTGAGATAATACTTTACTAGCTGTTACACTATCCTCAGCCCATATATCTACAACTATCTCTAAATCTTGACTTATTATATTATTATCTAAATCATAATCTAAAGCATTATTACCAACGCTAAATATAATAGCTGGTAAATCGTTAAATGTAGCTGGTTGAGTTTGTGATACATAGTAATTTAATTCTTTCAAACTGTTATAAACATCACTTTTAGGTAAGTACATAACTATCGACCTCCTTTACAATTTTTAGTTAAATTGTCTTTTACACCGTCTTTAAATAATTGCTTTATGTATTTCTCATTTTGTTTTAATGCTGGATACATAAAAGGTTGAGCAACTTGTCCTTTAGTTCGATAAAAAGTCTCGCCTCCGTCGGGTGTAAATACCCAAGGGCTATTACGATAAGATAAATTAATACCCTCTACCTTATAAGGATAACTACCATTACCTTTTATACCAGTACCAAACTCAACATAAGGAGCGTATTGTACATTGGTATATACACGCCCCTCCATATTCTCGCCTTTTTTATTGACCTCCATGTGAATACTACCAGCAAGATTACCAGTATCAACGGGAGCTAAGGTTTTGGCTTGAGCGTGTACTACCTTTGTAGCTTGTACCATTTTCTCCTTTAAGTCCATATCAGCAATTTTATTTAAACGTTGTATTAAACGGTCAACGTTTTTTATTGTTACTGTCGCCATTTTGTAGCAACTACGAGTAAATGACTATCACTAGGTAAAATATCAGTAACATTATATATAATCTCTTGATATTTAATAATATCGTTGATTTTAAGTAAATTATAGTCCGTTGTTATTGATACATCTATGTTATAGTCAAGCCCGTACTCCTCTTGTATTTGCTTACAGTTTGAAAAATTAGCATTACCTTTAAATGTATCTATTACATCATAACCTTTACTTGTTACGCCACCCTCAGCGTCAATATTGGACTGTTTAGCCAATACCGATACCTCTTTGTCGTAAAAAGTTTTAGCTATTTGTTTCGTCATTGTTTTTGGGATATACAACTTTAACCCTCCTATATCTACTAAGTAACCCAGTAAAACCAGTAAACAACTCCTCGTCGCTTACTGTTGTAAAATACTGTGTTATCTCGTTGGCGTATGATATAGACTGTCCGTTATCGCTAATACTTGTAACAACTTGGTTGACAGCTGTATTGTCCTCGCTTGATATTTCTATCTCTTTAAGACATTTCTTTAAACCAGTATTAACTATATTAGCTAAAATACGCTCTAGCTTAGTAGGTATAGTCTCGCTGTTTAAATAAAGTTGTACTCTATCTAATACCTCGCCAATAGCAAAATCAATTAAGCCTTGATTTTCTTTTTCTATTTTCTCGATATTTTTATTTATAATTTTTAAGTATTTCTTTATGCTAGCGATTATCTCGTCCATACTTACACCTCCTTTTATGTAGTAGACTTTCGTAACTATTCAGCGTTGGCGATAAGTTCTAAAAGTTCAGCTTTTGTAACTCTTGCTTTATATTCAATACCTAAAACATCAGCTTGTTCTTTTAATTCTTTTAAAGTGGGCTCATTGTCAGTATTTTATCTCCTACTAACTCATAAACCTCGCTATGATTTTCGTATTGTTTGATTAGTTCTTTATTAGTAACTATTTCAACAACACCAGTTCTAACGTCTTTAAATTTTTTCATTACGTCCACCTTTAACCTTTCTTAAATTTTTGCGTTATTTTCGCTTAATTAAGCAACAAACTTAATTAAGTCAGGCATAACAGCTTTTGTACCTTTTGAGAAAAATAATTCAAGTGCAATATCGTTTGATAGTGGTATTTTTTCAGCGTCGTATTCGTCAGTAGTTACTAATTGACCTACGGCACCGTCTATCATACATATCATAGATTTAGTTTGTCTGTGGTTAGAGTAAATACGTACTTTGTGGAAATATTCGTCAGTTAAACCAGTTACAGAGTTAGGCACACTATCAATATAGTTTAATAGTTGTGAGTATACTGTTGGTGTAACAGTTACTACTAACATATCTCTATCTACACCGTCTACCCAGTCATTAACAGTAGTTTCAACGGATACGATTAATTCCTCTAATTTTTCAGCTATTGTTTTAGCGTTAGCTGTTGGTGTGATTTCTGTACCCTCAGCCTCAGCTTTAGTGAAAAATTGAGTATCTAAGTAAGCTATCATACGTTTAATATGGTTAGCTTTTCTCTTTTCAGCTATACCAGTTATACCGTATAACTTAATATCCTTTTTAGCAATTTCTTCTACAATTTCTTTATCAGTATCTACGTTAATAGTTACTTTACCAGTATTTTTAACTTGGTCTCCTTTACCACCAGTTCTAGCTGTTCCTAAATCATTGATAGTAGCATTTTTAAATCTATCGATTTCTACACTACCAGTACTAGGGTCTCCACTATAATTTTTATTTTTAATTTGTTCACTAATTGCACCTTTTTGTACAGCCTCAATTACTTCTCCGTAAGTTTCAGCTAACTTATCTTTATCAGTATCATTTATATAAATACTATTTGCGTCTTGTCTTGCCATTATTACATCACTCTCCTATTTCTTAATTTTTTTGACATTAAAAAGCCGACATAATCTTTTTGGGTTTGTCGGTATTATCATTATTTTTGCTAGAAAAGTCCGTCGGTGGAGTGCCTTTTAATTTATCAGTTACTCCAGTCTCTACTGACTTATTGTAAGTTTTAGCTAGTTTTTCGATATTATCCTTTGTTTTGTTTTCGTCTAAATCTACTACAAAGTCCACTAAGTCAATAGGGATATTTTTTTGGCTTAGTAATTCTTGAGCTTGTAGTTTTCTTTCACGTAAAGTAATATTGTCCTCACGTGCTTTTAACTCAGCCTCACGTTTACTTTTAGTCTCGCTTTCCTTTTGCTCCTCAGTTAATTTAGCTTGTCTATCATATTCAGCGATAGCACTAGCGACAGCGTCTTTGATAGCTTGTTCGTTTTTGGCTTTTTCTTCGCCTCTTATTTTTCCAGCTAAATTATCCATATCAGCTTGAGAAAAAGTTTTGTTTCCAGCGTTCTTATCCTCATTTGTAGGTACATTAGCTGTATTTGTACCTTGAGTAGTAGTTTTGTTATCTTCCATATAAATAACCGTCCTTTCTCCGTTTTACGCCCGTCGGCTAAATTTTCATAAAACGAAAATTGTTAGTTTTTCGTTTTATGGTATGAAAAAAGACGCTGTATACTTGCGTCTCGTTTCTAAAAATTATAATTGGTAAGGGAGCTACCGCTATTACTGTATCCTTTTACACTAACCCACTACACGTTTATAAGCGTTCTTACACGTTAGTAACCAATATTAAGCGTAACCTCTAAACCTCATTTGGTTACATTTCTCGCCCCATTTGTTTAATAAATCATATATAAAGGGGGTTCATTGAAAACTTTAATAATAGATAAGGTCAAACGGCGAGATTTCCAAAATAAAAGACGCCTTATTTAGCGTCTATAATACTTTTTCCTCGTATTTTTCTTTAAATATTTTTGTTTCTGCTATATCTTTTTTATCCTTAATAGCCTCGTTTAACATTTCTATTTTGTCCTCATTAGTAGCTTCGTCCCACTCGGGAAAAAAACCGTCATTTGGGAATAGTTTTGAATATTCTTTTAATAATTCTTTTAATGTCATTATTTTAACCTCCTCATTATATTACCAGCCTTAGTATACATTTTATCTAGTTCATCGTATACAGTAGGTACACATTTTTTTAATGTATTTAGCTCTAACTTACTATTAGTCATTTTTAGGTATGTAAATTGAGCAAATAACTCGGTCTCACGTGTACCCTCATTAGTCCAATAATCTTTACTGTGTTTAGCAAATAAATTACTGTTAGCTCCTCCTTTGGTTAACGCACTAAACATATCACTTAATCTATTAGGAGCGTCATATCTTTTATTTACTTTACTTAACTCAATTCTAGTATTTCGTATCAATTCATTATCTATTATAGCATTATTATTTGATTTAGTTAATACCTTAACAACTTTATTATTTATATTTTCTAAATATTTAGTCATTTCTTTTGGTAATACATCTTTATTATCACTATAATATTTATCAATTATACTTGTTAGGTTACCCTCAAGACTTAACTGTATATTTGTTCCACTATTAAAATCAACAGCGTGTCCTAGTTCGTGTATAACTGTTCCAGCATTTCTAGTATTAACCGTTTGTGATAAATGTATTGAGTTTGTAGCTGGACTATAATGTGGACTTTTATTTCCAGCGTCGTCAAAGGCTCTTATGTTTAATTTATTCATATTATTGTAAATATTACTATTAGTTTTATCCTTAAAGTTAATTAGATCATACGCATTATTAAAGTTATCGTTAATATCTTTATTTATGCTATTTACTCCCCATTTACCATTATTTAATGATATTACATTATCATTATGAGCTTTTAACCAGTCTTTATAAGACATATTATCTATTATCTCAGTTTTACCAGTAATCGGGTTTCTAGCTCTACGTTTTAGTGTTTTCTCAGCCTCTTCGCCCAAGTATCCACGTGTTTTACTACGACAATTAGGGTGCAGAGGTGGAAAATTTACTCCAGTCTCTTTATCATTATAGTCATATACTTTATTGTCGTGGCTTTGGCATATCTCACTTGTACGACTATCTAAAGTAGCAACAAAAACATATTTATTGATACCCATTTCCTCATAAGCCATAGCGTCCGCCTCATTGTTAAAGTGATTTGTTTCAGTTCTAACTAAACGCTCAGCATAATACTTACTAACATTAAATCTATCTTTAATTTGTTTAGTAGTTTTTTCTATGCTTTGACCACTCAACAACGCACCACCAAGTACTTGGCTTAAACTGCCCGCTAGTATATCAGTATTACCCCATATACGCTGACTGTAATTTACACCGCTCCAGTTTTCGTTTAATAAAGCGGTAGTCATATTTTTATCAATTTTATTAAAACTAAAGTCATATCCAGTACCCATTTGTGTATCATAAATAGCTTTATAATAGCTATCATTGATAACACCTTTATAGCACATTGTTTGCTCTAGTTCTTCCTTTGGATATATTTGTTTAGCTTTAGCATATATTTGAGCTTGTATTTGCTCTAGCCTCGTTATTCGAGATTTATAGTTATTTTTTATGTATTTATCTAAGCCTTGACGTTTCATTTCCTCCCAAGTTTTCTTAGTCTCACTACGAGTAAGCAACTCTTTGAGCTTTTGCACGTCCAACCCAGTATCATTACTATAATTCCTATAAACACTAGCCAACTGTTTATCTATATCCTTGTAGGCTTGTTCATAAATTGCTTTAACACGCTTTATATATTTCTCGCTTGATTTTTCAGCCTCACTAAGTCTTTTAACAGCCCTTTTATTCCAGTAGGTAGATGTTTTAGCCATAGCTTACACCTCCTAAACATTTACAGCGTTATCAGTATCCATTTGACTATCGTTGTCCATATCTTCTTTAACATTAGCGTCTCCAATTTCGTTTTGTTTGAATAAATCGTCGTATGGGTCGCTTGGTTTAGCCTCGTCCTCTAGTTTTTTAAGTTCAACCTCTTCGCTTGCGTCTTTAACAAACGATAATTGACTTACTAAAGTCTCAGCTGGTAAAAAGTCAGCTAAATTATTTATCATTTGGCTAGTTTCAAAATCATTACTTGGTAAATTACGTTTAAATACAGCGTCTACCTCTTCAATAGGTACCTCTTGCATTTTAGACATCTTAACCAAGAAATTGTTATATAACTCAAAACGTTCCATTAGTCCTTTTTCCATATAACGCTCTTTATTTTTTATGTTTTGTTCAAACGCTAATAATTTATATCTAATAGCCACACCACTTGAGTTATTAGCGAAATTTTCGTCGCTCATATTTGGTACCATACTTATTTTGTGTATGTCGTTCTCAAGGTTTTGTCTTAATATATCTACATCGTTCTCTTGTAAAGTCTTTACTAAGTACTCAACTCTACCGTCAGTAGGTATATTAGCTAACATACGACTATCCTTTAACATTTCGGCTTGATCATCGTCAAAGTCCATACCGTATAAACATAGTATAGCGTCTACTAATTGCTCCTTATCATTAACCCTATCACTTTGTAGTAGGTTATATGCGTCAATTAAACTAATAACTGGCTCAAAATCTCCTAAAAGCTCGGGGTTATTCTTATAACATATTAAAGGCACTTTACCAAAAGCGTGAGCTTTAGGCTTACCTTGTTTTTTTAATGTTTTATCACTACTTTTATAATGTATTTCTTGTTTATCGTCTACAAAAATAATATCCCAGTACTTAAATGTGTTACCTTTATATATTGGTCTATATATTAAAGCAAATAATTTATTATGCTCAACTGTATCGTCATATACTATGATAGCGTTATCGTCGTCTATTTCACAGCTACGAGGTTCAGCCTCGCTATTTGCATATACATATTCATATTGATAACCAAAAATACTGACATCTTTAGCTATTTCAGTATCTAAGTCATTGATAGTTTGCTTTTTATAAGCGTCCAATACTGGCTCTATATTATAAGCAAGCTCTCCTTTTTCATTTTTACCAACTTGATAGTCAACTGGGTTACCAAGTAAATAACCAACATTAGTATCAGTAATATACTTAGCGTGATTTATCATAACCTTATTATTTTTAAGTCTATCCTCTTTAGTACGACCCATTATATCTTGTTTACCGATATAATAATCTCCAAGTCGTTTTAGTCTACCTTTATATTTTTCATTATAGGCTATAACATCATTTAATACTAGGTTTGTTATTTCCGTATCCTTTGATAATGTATACATTTTTACACCTCCTTATTATCCAGTACTTTCTATAAATTTAACTTTACTTTTAGGTAGTTTATCTAAAGTCTCATAAGATTTGCTCCTAGCTCTATGAGTATAAGCATAATAACCTTGATTATCTTTAGCTATACTACATTTGTAATCTCCAAAACGTTTTTTTGCTTTCGTTCTTTCGCTAGGTGTTAAATAAGTCTTTGTCTTTTTCATATAACTTCCTCCTTATTTAAAATAGTCATTTACAATTTTTAATATATCTTCGCTATATGTAGCCATAAAACAACATATATCTTCTTCATCAAACTTATCTTTAACGTGTTGGCTTGGTAAATAAGCGTCCATAAATGCGTGTGTTAATTCGTGTATGAGAGTTTGACGTTTTCTTGTAGGTAATAAATCTTTATAAAGTTTTATTATTTGATGTGGATAAATAGTTTGACCATATAACACTAAGCCTTTATTTGTCATAAAATCTTTATCCGTATCGTCTACCTCTATAATCTGATAAATATAGTCTTTTATCCTTATCTCCATACTTTCAGCTCCTTTTATAGGCCAACTGGTTTAGCGTAAACCTTAGGCGTTTTTGTTCCTTTAATGTATTTATTTAGACCATATCTAATAGCGTCTATTGTATGGTTAAAGGTATCAACTGGCTCGTTGATGTACTCTCCAGTTTTTTTGTCTTTTTTCCACGTATAATTTTCTAACTCCTCAATAACCTTATAACAACGCTCGTCTACTATAAGCTCGTATTGTTGTATCCATTGGATACCGTGAATAATAGAACCTTTACCTTTTTCGGTAGGCTCTATGTTAATACCTTTATCCTTAATCTCGTCAATACTTTTACGCTCAGCACTATCTCCATAAGACTTATCTTTGGCTAGTCCTAAATCTATCATTGTCTCAGCTATCTCGTCATTTTTCATACCTTTACGTACATACTCTCCAGTAACATATATTTTCTTTTTTATGGTATCTATATAACCCCAAACAAGAGCGGACGGGTCGTTGATGTATCCAAAGTCTAGTCCTATCCAACGCTTTAAACCCTCAACCTCTTTATCACTTATTATCTTAGTCGTATATGTGCCAAAGACTAATTTGTCTAGTGTAGCAAACTCTCCTAAGGTATAGATACGATAATAAGCGGGGTTTCTATATTGCAACCTCTCAAGCTCGGCTATATACTCAGCACTTAAAAACTTATTATCCTTGTATGTAGTCTTAATTATTTTTACATTTAAAGGTAGCTCACCAACGAAGAAATAGTTATATACCCAGTTCTTTTTACTTATTGGGTTAAACATTAAATATATTTGTGGATATTCAACCAACGCTCTTAAACGTAAGTTTAACTGTGTAAATTCGTCCTCGGTTAGTTCGGTAGCCTCTTCAACTACTATATCCGTTATACCGTCTATTGACTTAATCTTTTCCTCATCGTCTAAACCTTTAAATATAAAAATAGAGCCATTGGGTAGCTCTATCTCAAAATCACTACGATTTATACGGCATTGTTCATAATAACCACTATTACGTAGGTGTGTTATAAATAACGCCCATATCGAGTGCTTTATAGTACGCTGTATTTTACGTATTACCAATACTGTACGTTTATACTTTAAGGCTTTCAATAATACTTTTTGTGTGGCTCCATACGACTTACCACTACCAGCACCACCCATATAAACCTCTATACGGTGTGAGTAGTCGTCTATACCGTTATAAACCCAGTCGTTAAATATTGCGGGGTTTAACTTCTTAGCCACTTATATTACTCCTCAATAAACCAGTCAGTATCAACAACTTTGATCTCTCGCTTTTCAATAAAGCCTCCTTTGGCCTTAGCCAAAAGCTCACTTGCTTTGATACGGTCATACATTTTAGCGTCCTCGTCTTTAAATACTTTAGTCCAAAATTCAAATATATCCTCAAGCTCAGCAACGTTTTTATTATTTATTGTTTCACTCAACTCAAGCCTACGAGCGTCCAAGATTTCTTTAAACTTTATACTATTTTGATAGCCCATATTTTTAAGTGTTGTGTCATTACCACTATATCCAGCATTACGAGACGCTGTTGTATAATCGTCGCATTTAATATACTCGTCTATCCAACGTTGTTGTTTAGGAGTTAGTTTGTCGCCTACTTTATAAACTTTTACGTTTTTAATAGCCATAACCGTACCACCTCCTTTATTGTTTAATACTGAGTTATTATTCTTTGTCAGCTTTTGCTGGTTTAGTTGCTGGCTTTGTTTCTTCAAGTACAATTTGGTATCTAGTACCGTATAATGTAATGAAATACTTACCGTCTTTATCGGCTTTTACCTTAATAACATTTTTATCCATACTGTCGTCCTCCTTAAAAATTCTATCTATATTAGCTAAGATAAATATTAAACTAGACCATATAAACATAAGTATAAATATAATTATCGTAAATAAAGTCTCTAGCATAATCTACCCTCCAAACATAGAAAAAAGGACGCCCTTTTGGAGTATCCTTTATTGTATTTCTACATTATACATTTTAGCACGTTTTTTACTAGATAATCACTAGACTTTTGTAAAATTATTAACTTTTTTAATATCTTTTTTGATTTTACTGTAATAATTTTTCCATATTGTACTCGTATCCTTACCCGTTTCGTTGGCTATATTCCCAACAGCCTTACTAATATTTACTCCTTTTACAACGATTTCATAATATAATTTGTACTCTATACCAGCCATTTTAGATAGACTATCACTCATATTGTTTAAATATCCTTGTAACTTATCAATGTTTTGTTGTTGATATGTGATTTCCTCGGCTAAACTTTTACCAGTACCAAGGTCTATTTCGTGTAATTCGTGTAAATAATCAGCCATTTTGTCGTTATTCTTTTCTCCTCCGTCAACCATGACCTTTTTAAGTGTAGGAGTAATAGGAAAATACTTACAATATAGTCTCTCTTTCTTATCCATTAGAAAGTTTAGCCTAGTTTTTGCTACTTCTAGCTCACATTTTGTATCAGTAAAGTTTCGTATGGTAAACATAGACTAGTCCTCCGTATTTCCAAAAAAGATTTTATTGAATTCTTTAGCAACGTTTCTAAAAGGCTCGGCTAAGTTATTTATCAAGCCTTTTTCACTTGGTATTTGCACAGCCTCAATATTTAATGTGTCTACGCTATCAACATCTTTATGATAATCTATACTTTTAATATCATACAGATCACCATTATAAGTAATATGTTCAGTCTCTTTACTCAAACAACTATCTAGTAATTTATTGTATTTTCCCATTAACAACATATATTGTAGGTTTAATTCTCTATCGGGTTGGGCATATTTATAAATATCCATTTTAAGCTCGTGTATTCTTTTGTCTTTTTCTCTTATCTCTTCTCTAAGTCGGTCATTTTCTCTTTGTAATAATTGTTTATTCATTAGTAACCTCCTCAGCCATACAAATAACCTCGCCATTAACACTTTTGGCTAATTGCTTAGCAATATCCTTATTCCAACTTTTCATTAGTTCTTTAGACATTATAATTTCACTTATGTGATAAATTTGATTATTGAGCTTATTTATACTACCCTCAACATCTCTAATATAATAATCTCCAACTTTAACTACATACATTACTTAAACACCTCCTCGTCAGTTATCATATATCCAGTCTTTTCGATTTCTTTAATTTGTGAGCTAGTTAAACACATTCTATATAAAAATATCCTTTTGGTTTTACCCAACATCTTATAGACGTTGTATAATATGTACCCGTGTGGATACTTTTTAACTCTTCTATAATTTAGCTCAATATCTTTTCCTTGCACTTTCTTTTTTACTTTCATTTTTATTTTTTCCTTTCTAACCAATACCCCTTATATTAGTTATAAAATTTTAAATAATTCTCTATAAACCCCTCAAGTTCTTTGGTATATAAATTATCTAATTTTAATCTCCAAATAAAATTATCTATGTCTTTTATACCGTCGTAATATTCTAACTTCTCAAGTTGACTATTTACTTCGTCTAGTTGCTCGTCTAAATCGTCATACTCCTTTTGCCAGTAGTCAACATCATTTTCTAAGGTTTCGATTTTTTCTTGTAAATTAGATATTTTTTCTTTTAGTTCTTCTTTGGTTTCTTCTAATTCTTTCATTTTATCCTCCGTTAGTTACACTTTAGTTACACTTTTTAAATTTTGTGTAACCTATTTTTGACCTTATTTTATAATGGTTTGTGATTTACGGTTACGGAGTTACACTTTTTTTGCTAATTTCTTTTTATTTTTTTATTTTATATTTATTTTATATTTTTTTATTTTTTAAGATAAAAAAGTGTAACTGTGTAACCATATAGAGTTTTACCTTATTTTATAAGGGCTAGTGAGGTTACACTTTTTTTGAAAAAGTGTAACTGGTTACACTTTTTTGTGTAACCACTAGTCTTTTGTTATTACTCTTGTAGCCTTACCTAACATTTTTATAACTTTAATTGTGTAACCCATACTACTAAGGCGTCTAGTAAATTTACTACGACTAACAGCTTTTAAGTTTGCGTCCTCACAATACTCCTCATACGCCTCGTAAACAGTAGCTACTGGGTTATTGTCGATAGCTGGATAATCATTTAAGTAAGCCATAACACTATCATTATCAAGATAATATTGTTTAGTGGCTTGCTCAATAGTCTCACTTGTAGACATCTCCAGCTTGTTATCATAAATACGTTTAACTCCAGCTAAAGCTAAATTAAGTAAATAACTCTTAGCATTATCCGTACTTAATAACTCGTCTAGGTTATATATACGTGTCTTTACTTTATTTTCAAACGGTATAATAACTAACCTACGACCGATACCGTCGCTTTTATCTTTAAATACTGGTGGCTCATTTGCTGTAAATATTAAAGTTGCTGTGTTCTTTAGTGTTATCGGTTGAGAGTAGATAGCTCTAGCCCCAACTGTATTACCACTAGCCATAGTTTTTAAATTTTTAGATTTTTCTAAATAAATAGCGTCTACGTCGTCAGCTACATTTACTACTTTACCGATAAGACTAGCTAGGCTTGTCCCGTCGTCAAAGTTTGCTATATCCACATGACTGGATAACTCGCCAGTCCATTTAGTTATCATTTCTACAAAAGTAGATTTACCATTGGCTCCACTTCCAGTTAAGAAAAATATTTTGTGAGGAAATTTATTTACAAGTATAATGTGTCCTAAAATTTCCTCTAATACTATCCTCATATCTTTACGGTTACAACACACAAAATTTATAAACTCGTCCACGTTTTTATCGTAAGCGGTTGGGTCATAGCTAACATCTAGGTAAAATGGCGTAAAACCACAGTCAAAATCAACTACGTTATCCTCAACAATTACTCCATTACGTAACTTAACATTAAACTTTTGCTTATTGTCTATTAAATCAGCATATATGTATAATTGAGCCTCTAGCTCGGTCATTTGGCTACGGCGTAGCCTCAAGTGTTTATTTATCGCTTTGTTGAGTTTTATTTTATCTCTTGAATAATTAAGTCCGTCTTTAAAATATAAACTACCGTTATATATCTTTACATCAAGCTCCTTAGCTATAAACTCGCCAAAATCTATCATATCCTTAGGGTCGCCGTTATATTGACCATTGATATTTACTTCTAAATTACTAACACTTTCAACAAGTGTTGTTAATTCTTTAGTCTCTAATTTTTCGCCTAGTATCACATCATTTATAAAATTAGCTACATTGTTAATATCAACGTCTTTTTTTTGTTCTCTTATTAACCTTAGGTGGTAAAAAAGTGCATTATTACGACCGTCGCCCTCAGCTAAACCAGTTATATTTTTAGCTTTAGGTAGTGGGTACATTTCGAGAGGTAAAACTGGTAAGTCTTTTAAACTTAACTCTCTATTAGCCTCACGCATTTTACCTTTATGTTTTACTATTGCGTATGATTTGGTACCCGTCTTATAGTCTACTTGAAAACCACCAAGGGTTATTTTGTCAGCTCCATTTTTGATTACTACATCACTAGGCTTAGAGTAGTAAAAATGGATACCTCTAGTTGTTTTAACTGTGAGTGTGGGATAATGTTGTTTAAAATACTCTATTATCATGCTCTCATTATCGTTATCATTATCAAAGTCTACAACTACAACTTTATTGTTAAGTAGTAAACCCGCATTATCTAATTTATCTAAAGAGGTATACGTCGTGTCGAAGTTAGTTACGGGTTGCTTCTCGTCGTTTAGTTCTAAAAATTTTAACATTGTCATACCCTCCTTAGTATAAATTTTTTTTACATAGGTTAATATAATAGTTAAGGTCTAGCTTAGATTTATCAAAAGTAGATAAGTCATCATTATGGATAATATTATGCTCGCTAGTGTTAGCTATCTTTTGGTAGCTGTCGCCTTTACGTTTATATATACCCCAATATTTTTTATCATTAGTAGCAAATACACGGTTGACTTTTTGAGTTTCAATTAGCTTTGTGTCTCCCTCGTCTCCATACTCATAATACATACCGTTATAAGTGCTACCCATTTTACAAACGATTTGAAAAGGGGCTAAATCGTTATTTTTATATGTTTCGATTACTGTTTGATGTACTGGTATATTATGTATATAATAATTTACTAACGTTTTATCTATGATACTTAAAGAATTTTGCATAAAATTACCTCCGTTAAATTTAGCAAAACGTCCTTTAGCCTCAATGTGTCCGTCCTCAAACTGTATAACATAATTATTTACATCTCTTTGAGCTATTTTTATTATCTTATCTATATCAAAAGCAAGTCCAAACCTTTTACCAAAATCAGTTACTATATCGACAACTTTATCATAGTTAGCCTCTTTATATTTAACAACTATACCGTCGGTGTTAGACTGTATTAGTTGACAATATGGGGCTAACTCTAGGACTAATTGAGTTAATATTATTTGACCATTGATACAAATATTGTTTGCTTGTTTTGGATCAAATAAAGTATTAAACTCACTTTTCATAGCTCCAAAAGTTGCGTTAATAAGTATTTTATAAATCTTTTGACGTGGGTCTTTTTTGGCTTTATACATATATCTTGTATCTCTTAGCTTAGTAAACATTTGTGGCTCGCTACTGGCTCTACTCATATATCCGTCAACAATTATTAAACTAGGATAATAACTTGATACGTCAATATGTAAAAATGTACCGCTACTGTTGTATTTTTCAATAGCCCCATGTATGCCACCAAAAGCGTATACGTGTGGTACTCCAGCAACATTTAACTTTAATTTACGGCTTTCAATTTCTTTATAGTCTCCGCCACAGCGGTAGTCGTACTCGCATTTTTTAAAAAAGTCCGCCACCTCTTTAGGTATAATATCCCAATTTATATTTGGGTCATAATCTATATGTAGTCTATCATTTGGAATAGCTACTCTTTGACATTTTAATACTTTACTAGATAAGATAGCTCTAGTTTTTTTAACGTTTGGTACTGGTAAATTAAACTCGTTTACTATCTCAAACTTAGCTTGGAAATAGTCTTGACGCTTTTTAAATAATAACTCAGTATCCTTAACGTCGTTTTTACAATATCCAATAAGTAAATTTAACTCCTCCTTGGTACAAGGTCTATCTAAGTTAAAGTCAATAGGCGTCTCAACTATTGACATACCTAAATTGGCTTGACTTGATTTAAGACCTACTCCAAGTGGTAACTCTTGCATAACATCAAGAGTTATTAAGTTTAGTTTGTAATTAACACGCTCATTATTTACAACTATTTTTTTACTTATTTCGTATGGGTCTTTACCTAAAAGTACACCAGCTAGTACTATGTCGTCATAATGGTAGTTGTTAAAGCCTACTAAGATACTCCTATCATTGACAAGTTTATCAACGTAGGCTTTTAACTCCTCACTATTATTATGTATTACTCGATAATCTTCGCCCTCTTTAAAAACCATTATCCAGTCGTGCTTTAGCACCTCAATATCGTACGTGATTATCATAGTAACACCTCCGCACTATGCTATTGGTGTTACTTTATAATTAGCAAACCCATTTTTACTTGTAGTTTGTTTTACTATTGCTTGTAAACCGGCCATAGCGTTTAGTGTTTCAGCTAAACTATCGTATGATGTAAACGCCTCAGTTGGTAAACTATAACCAAACTCATAAGCTAGTTTTGTAATACCTTTGATACTACGTTCAACAGTTTTTTCAGTAAAATAGAAATTAACAAATAATAATCTATTTTCATACTCTCCGACCATTACACTAAATTTAAAACTTATCCAGTTGGTGCCTTTTTCCTCGCTTTTTCTTGCTGTTACATCTTCTAATAAACAGTTATACTCTCCGTCGGGTAAGTTCTCAAAGTCGTCCACCTTGTCTACTGCTGGATCAAACCCCTCCATTGTTTTTGTTGCAATACTTAATAAATCGTCCATAATTATTTATCCTCACTTTCCATATTTTCTAACATTTTAATTTGTTTATCTAAGTACTCAATATGTTTTCTATTGATTTCCTTAAATTCTTTATTTGTTTTAATTCTATCAATTAAACCGTATATAGTAGATACCAATAATAGTAACATTACTGATATGGCTAATATCCAATAAATAGTTGATAACATTATTTTTTAACCTCTACTTTCTTGTATTCACGTTTTAATTTTCTTTCACGAGCTTTTTTTAAATCAGCTTTTAGTTTTTCGTTTTCTTCTTCTAATTTTTTAGTATCATATATCATAGCTACTGCTCCTACTACTGTAAAAACAACAGCTGTAACAACTATAATACCAAAGATAAACTCTAATATTCCCATTAGTCAGTTACCTCCTCAACCTTTTTTAAAGGTTTAATAGCTTTAGGCTCAACTTTTGGTATTTTAACCTCTCCGGCATTTGGGTCTTTAACCAGTACTGGAAATACACCTTTAACACCTTTCAATATTTCTAATACAACCTTATCTTTTACATCAGCCTCATTGTAGTTATCACGCTTACTGTCGCATAGTTGTAAGTAAGTTTGTCCTACTTTTCTACATTTAATAGACATATCACAGCGTCCCATACACATATTGTAGTATTTTTGCTCAAGACTTGGTCTTTCAATAGTTTGATTATCTTCGCTAATTTCCACTATATGTGATATAAAAATTACGTTGTATGGTAATTGATTTAATCTAACCATTAACTTTTGCCATACCATTTTTACCTCACGATAGCCTTTACCGTATGGTACCTCGCCCTCGTCGTCCACGTTGTATTTTTTACATACGTAGTTTTGTAACATTGTCTTAATATCGTCTACTAGGTCGATAATAATTGTTTTAAATTCGTGTTTACCCTCCTCGATTTCTTGTAAGACTTTTACAAAAGTTTCAAAGTCGTAAACCTCAACACTTGGTGTATCCACCTTTTTGGCGTTGCCGTCAGTATTTATTATAAGTGGGTTTGGAAATTGTCGAGCCAAGTAAGTTTTTCCGCTCATACTAGCCCCCCATATAAAGAATACCTTAGGTGTAATATCTTTATCTTTTGGTTTATTTAAAGGTAATAAAGCCATTATTAAGCCACCTCCTTAGCAATATATTTTAGATTTTCAATTTCACTTTCTAATAGTGAGATAAGAGTAAGCATATCCTCTCTATTATCTTTTAATTTTTTCATAGCCAATAGGTTTGATAAAGTGCTAATACGACCAATTACTTTACCTATACAAGTCTCATAATCTTCGCTTTTATCCATTTCATTAGTATATTTTTTTAAATTTTTTATTACATCTTGTATTGTTTCTTTATCTTCACAATAATTTTTAGTAATTTCCATTACTAACATTTTTTCTAACAAACTATCCATAACTATTTATCCTCCTTTTTAGTTGTTATTAAAATATAACCTTTTTTATTTGTAGTTTTTGTAACTTTGTACTTGTTATAGATTTTCTCGTTTTCTTCTTTAAGTTTAGCTGTATCTATGCTTACTGTCTCGTAACTAGTAGGAGCTACTTTTGTAATTTTCATAGTGCCAGTATCAAACGATAAAATACCTTTATCCTCAAATAGGTTATATAAGTCCTCTTTGACTTTTTTGTGTTCTTTTTCAATTTCTTTGTATTTTAATAGCTTTATTTCTAATTTAGCCATTTTATTAGACATTTTAATTAAATCAGTACCATAAAATATTTTATTAAATTCAGCCTCAGTCATATCGTGATTTTTTCTTAGTTTTTCAACGGCTTTTTTAAATGCGATAATACGTTCCTCAATTTTAGCCCATAGCTTGGGGTCTCTATAAATTGTGTGAGTAACAATATTATTTTCGTCAAACTCTAAATTAAAGTGGCTGTCGTCATTTTCTAGCTCATAATCTACGCCAGTATAAAAATCAGCCGGTCTTTTATAACCTACTAATAAACAAGCGTCTTGGTTAAATGTTTCCATATAAAATTGACATTGGGGTGTATAGTAGTCTATATCAAGCTCCTCCCCAAAAGTCTTAATCTCTAATATTGGTATATCTACATTTCTATCAATACCGTCGGTATTTCCACGATATCCTCTATCACTATCAATAATAGTATCTTCTAAATAATTAACTTGGTATTTAGCGTTAATATAGTCTCTAATTACTGGCTCCATTACTTGACCGTATTTAGTGAATTGATTACCTTTAAATAAGTTAGGTATAATACCCGCTTTTTGTTTAGCAAACTCAAATACGCTTGTACCATATTTAGCATTAAGTCCTAAAATACTTGGTAAATCACTACCACCAACGTATTTTTGTCTATCGATAGTTACGTTTGGGTTAGCCATTAGTCTACCTCCTTAGAGCCTACAAAACCTTTAATAAAGTCAAACTCTTTTTGTTCGCAAGATAATTGTTTTAAAATACCTTGTTCAGCTCCAGCTAAAGTTATAAGTAAAGCTAGTCTATTACCCTCTACTCCAAGTTCAGCTTGTCCTCTTTTATCCTTTTCGATAGTTATTTTACAAGGTTGTTTAATTGCCTCACTTATCATATTGCTAAACTTTTCTTTATTCTTTTCCGTATCTTCGTTGATTACCATTTCTAACATTTCCTTTAAGTTTTTTAACATTTCTTTAAATTCTTTTTCCATATTATTTAGTCTCCTTATCTATTATTAAATTATTTTGCCTTTCCCATAGGCTTATATTAAAATCTTGTTTATTATCGAGTGCTTTATAAATATCAGCCTCGATAGTATTATCAGTAACAAACTTATAAGCTGTTACTTTTTTAGTTTGTCCGTTGCGATAGCAACGTCCATAACTTTGGTAAAATTCAGTATAACTATCCGTAGGGCTAAAATATACTATAATATTGGCGTATGTAAACTCGACCGCCTCACTACCACTTTTATAGTTGGCTAGTGTTACAGTATTTTTGATGTTATCCCACTCGCCCTTTTTGGGATAATTTTTTTCGGCACCATTACATACATAAACGGTTTTGCTGTTCAGTACTGTTCGTAGCCGTTCAATTTCTTGGTCATAATTGTAAAATATAATTATATTGTCGTTTGTGTTTTCTACAAACTCCTTAATATATTCAATTTTTTTATCTAAGTTTGTATATAGTCTTAGTCCGTGTCTTAATTTCATTTGGTTGTCGTATAATGTATTGTCATATATTCTATCTTTTTTTATTACTTTGTAAGTATTACTTGGTTTAAAATGTACCTCTTCAAATACTAAAGGTGGTAAATCAGTAGCCTCGTCCTTTGATAGTCTCCTTGATATTGATTTCCACATATTTTTTAGTTTTGTTTCGTTTCTCCAACCTAGTACCTCCATATATCCATTATCTAAAGATACAATAGCATTATTACGTATAAATGATGTTTTATTCTTAGTAAGACCAAACATCTTAAAATAATTTATGCTATCTTCCCAGCCATTTGGTACTGGTGTAGCACTAAGTAAGATATATCCACTTGCTATTTTTGTAAGATTATATCCAGCTTTTCCCCAAACTCCAGTTGAATTTTTTAGTCGGTGGCACTCGTCAAATATTACAAAATAGCCTTTGTAGTCGTTGTATTTTTTGCTTAGCATATTATAAGTACAAGTTTCGTAGCTTATTTGTGGGTAATGCTCTTCGATAGTACGTTGCCAACCTCCCTCATTTATTTTTGACGCTGGAGCTACAATTAGTAACTTTTTGTCTTTAAAATATGTTTGGTGGTGGTGTAGTCCCATTATTGTTTTACCCGTACCAGTATCCATATCGTAGATGTGATTAGGTTTAACGTGTTTAAAGTATTCCTCTTGATATTTATATAGTTTGATCATTTAATAAGTCCTCAATTATCTTTTTAAAATCTTCAAACCCACTAGGTCTTAAAACAATAGCTATACCTCCACTCTCTTGTATTTTTTTAATGTTATAGTCTTGTAGCGAACTAGTCTTACCTTTTTCAGCTTTAAGCTCCACACCCACAAACTTACCATTTACGCATAATGTTAAATCTAAAATACCAGCTGTTGAGTATGCATTACCAAAATATTTAAAATAATATATACCTTTTGCTTTTAACCATTTTTTAACTTTGTTTTCAAAGTTTTTTTCCTCAGCCATTTTATTTAACCTTATTTTGTGGTATACTATTTATATACTTTTGTGAAAAAGTATTAGTGCGTGTAACGGTCTCAATGTTAGTCGCACTTTTTATTTGCTCCTCAAAATCGTCATAAATCATACCAGCAATACTACAAAACAAAATAAATGTTATAAAACCTAACCAAGTCCAGCCGTATAACTCTCCAGTTATCCAACCACCGACAGTAAGCATAAATACGTCGTGCAGTATCATTGTTATACAAAATAGAAATATTACAGCTTTTACAACATTTAACCATTTAATTTTTCTTTTTTTCATAATCATTTATCCTTTCAACACCAATATAATTTTTTAATAATTCATAAGACACGTGATAACACCACTCAGTAGACATCTTAACCGCACTACCTATCGGTAACGTTTGTTGTTGTAAACCTACTCTTACAAACTGTGGAGATTTACCAATAATCTCAGCAACAATATTTATAGGTATACTTTTCATTGATTTTATGTTTTCCATAAGTTCCTCCTTGTCTCGCCGATTTAATTTTGTTTGGTTTTCTCAACTTTTTTAGTAAAAAAATAAGTACTAATATCCTCCAAACTAATATGCAACACCTCTATTGAGGTTATAATTTCGCCTTGAGTGAAATAAACAACATTATTTAATTTATTTGTAATAGATGTTTCACTCAAGCCTAAAGCCTTAGCATAATTACTTTGATTTCCTAGTACTTCTACAATTTTACCTTTAAGTTTTGAATAATCGAAATATACCCTATCCATTTTAATACCTCCTCTCTATGTTTTTGTAGTTTGGTTTTCTCAACTACAATACGAGTATAGCATTAAAAAATATGAATGTCAATACAAAAATTGATTTTTCTAAACTTTTTTTTGTTTTTTTACCAAAATAGTTGTGTTTTTCTCAATTTTGTGTATAATTATATATGGGAGGGATAAA